TGGCGTTCTGAAAGACAAAGCGTACATCCAAGTCAGGATACTGTGCCTTCACTGCCTTCATCTTGCGCTGGCTATCCTGTCTAAGATAACCCTTCAGTTCTACAATCATATTACCAACTGCTAAGTCAGGGATGTAGTGACGCTCCACATGGTAGGCCAGTTTCTCTGGCTCGTATACATATGGAACGCCACGTTCATTCAAGTCTGAGATGACCCTTGCCTCAAAAGTCCCCTTTGTCATCGGCAGTATCTTCAGTCATCTCATCGTCAAAGGCATCGGCACTGTCATCCTTGGCTACTGCCTCAGCTACAAAGCCATCCTCTTCATCGAACATAGAAGATGGTGCGCCATACTCTACCAGTTCAATAACCTGTACACCCTTGAGCCGTAGCGATACACCAACCTGCTTGGTTGACTGCATCACATAAGGGAATGGTTCCACTGCCACCTTGATGACTGACCCATTACCCACTGCAATGTTGGATGGTAGTAGGTTCTTCTTAGCATCGTAGACAAAGACCTTCTGTTCCTTGACCACACCTGCCTTGGTTTTGATACGAGCCTTGAGCTTAGTCTTGAAGATCAGGTTGCCAGTTGGATTACCCTCATCATCAATCTGTGGTTCTGCTGCTGGACGCTTGGACAGGGTAGCCTTAAGTTGTGGCTTCTCCTTGACAGCCTTATCAAACTCCATGTTGATGAGTTTCTCTAGCTGTTCACAAACAATAGCTGCTTCTGCCTCTGGTACAATTACCTGTGCAGAGTATTCACCTTCGGGTACAAAGCGTGTGTCTGGTTCAAACACTTTTGCCCACATTGCATTGCCTTTAATAATCATATTCAATCTCCTGTGATTGGTTAGTTAGGCTAGAGGTACACTTTAGAACTAAGCAAAAAAGTATTGTGATTTCAATATCTTACTTAGCTCTAAGTTACCCTTCGCTGGTGGTTGCGGTACATCTTGTGTACCTAGTAGTACAGTAGCATGATCTCTTAACTCTGTCAACACATCATGTTCTGTATACATCCTTACAAATTCTTCTCGTAGTATTTCAGACAGCCTTGGCATGTCGCTACTGTGTGTGCCGTAGCTGTCATGTACCATGGCAAAGTTGTTGATGCCCTCTCTCTTGCTGCTGTTAATAGTCTTAGTCATAGCTGCTGCATCCATAGAGTGAATGAAGTTAGGGCTAGACCCTGATGCAGTACGCCGCTTGCTTACTGTGTTCTCAATGTCACTGTTAAAGATAAGCTGTATTGTGTTGCCGTTGATGTGTGTCTTGATACGCTTCTTGTCTACATCATTATAGTTCTGCATGACTAGCCAGTTGGTAGGTGTTATCCATTCCATGTGCTTGTTGTGTTCAGAGTAGACAGCACCAACATCCTTAACGTAGTCCATCACCTGTCTTGCTGACTGGATGACACCATTGATAGCATCCCATACATGGGTAGACAGCATGACACTGGTTGCAAACTTATCATCACCAAAGATATCAGGCTCACCCTTCTCTATCCTATCTTCTATAGCCTCAAGTATGTAGCTACGACACGAGTGCAATGTGCCTGAGTATGGTACAATCATTACTGGTCTCTTAGTGAGTGAGCGATTGATGCCAAACTCCATAATTTTTTTGGCAATTTTGTCACCATCATTAGCTAGCTGTCCAATGGTAGTAGCTGCTGCTTGTGCTACCTCTGAGTAGATATCCTGTGGTAGATCAGATGGTATCAGGTTAGTAGCCTTACCACCCTGCTCATCCTGCAAGATAGCAGACAGATGTTGCAGTCCATTACAGCTACCATCAGCAGACGTAGGTAGGTGTGACATGTAACCCCACCCTTCCTTGACCAGACCAGCGAACTCAATACACCAGCCTAAGAATTGCCAAGGCTTGTCAGCATCAAGCCACCATGTGTTATCGTATGGGTTGTCTGCTACACGTTTGACTTCATCAGCATTGTCCCATGCCCAGCTTTCTCTCTGGTCTAGTGTTACCTTGTCGTTACCATACAGGTTAGCACCATGAATACACAACCACCTAGCATCATGCCAGTTGTTGATAGGCTTGGCATCCCTGAATGTCAGTAACCCCTTGCTCCAATCAGCAGACTGAGGTGACATGAACGTGCTGCTTGCATACTTGCGAGAACGAAAGTCATTCTGCCATACATAGTAGAACTCATCGTACTTAGCGTACTGCTCTGCTGTCTGTAGTGTACGTTCAATCTGGATACGCTTGCTTACTGTCCTGTTGTTGTGCGTGTAGGTTTCGTTACGCTTCTTTGACCAGTTCTTAAACTCCTGTCGTTCAGTGTCATTCAACTCTGACGGTTCCTTACTGAATGGGTAGGCAACTAGTGGCCTGTCTTCTCTGGCTGGTAGTCCACCCCACTCCTGTCCTGCATCCCATACCTTGCGTACTATCTCTAGCACAGGCTGGTTAATCTTCCATGGTGTACGTTGTAGTGTGTTAAGACAGTCAAACTCTTGACGCAAATCCTGTTGCTTTAGTTTGGTCATGTGTTGTCTCATGCTAACCCCTTCTTATAATCGGTAAGGCATCTAGAAATTCTCCATGATATCCACCACCCTCTACATCTGTCCAGTCCTTAGGTGGTATAATACATGGAGACCATCGTGGTCTTGTTGTTGCCATGTGTTCATTGAACGCAGCTACCCACTCCTCTGTTATAGCTGTTGCTCTGATAAATGTGGTTGTCTTGTTCCTACTAGTGCGTAGTTTCTCTAGTCTAACGATGCCTGTATTCTGGATGATACAATCAACGAGCCTCAGGCCTACGTGGATACGCTCTTCCTTGCTCCAAGCTAGGTCTCCATAGCCATCCTTGTTCATCTTGTGTGTGAGGCCGTAGCGTCTAGCAACAGCACCCTTCTCGTTAGCCTTCTTGATTGTGTTCTTTGCTACACTACCTGCCTCCTTGATCCACTTGTCTAGTCTGTCCTGCATTTCTACGTTGCCACCTATCTGCTTGGCTACGTTCATCAGTGTGTTAGCCTTGCTGATACCATCAACCATAGACACCAGTGCTAGGTAGGCTACTCTGCCAGCGTCCATGCCCATTAGTTTCTTATAGGCTATGTCTCTGTTGTTAGTAGGGTTAGCCTGTAGTTTAGCTACACCATCTGTTGTATTGGATACCACTGTGGCAATGATAGTCCTGCCATGCAGTGAGTTAGACTCCCTACTCCTGTTGATTGCTAAGTCTTTTTCCTTGTTGAACCTGTCGATGCCAGCGTTGAGCATCTCCATCTCTAGTTGTATCTGTTTTTCTAAAGTGTACCCCAAAGGAAGACCCCCCTTTCACATCTATTAACTTAACTAACTATGTGTAGTCCTGATATGCCTACTACTGTGACTAACATGAAGATAAACTGTACTGCTGGATAGATACCATTGTTACTAATGCTTTGCAGTACACCTGCACCTAGCATCAAGGCAATCATCACATAAATAAATACATCCATGCTACTCCTCTCCATAGTTACGCATCATCCACTGCTGCTGCGCTGTTACTGTCTCACCTGTTGGTTGCTCTGTCCACTCAGACAGACAGCCAATACAGAACCACTCAACCATACCATCTACTGCAATCAAAGCTTCTGCTTCACAAGCATTGCAGTATGGACAAGTCTTAAACCCCATGCTCATTGGCTTGCTCCTTTACCCTTAGTAGTTTACCCTCAGTGTACCCCATCTTATACTTGATGTAGTACTGTGCTTCAGTATCCTTGTCGTATGCGTTGACATACTTGAAGTTATGGTAGCCACTGCTATAGCCTATGACATAGGCACTGTCAAAGTTTTGACTAGTCATCATCAGACCTCCAAATAATTTCACGCACTCCGTTCTTGTAGTTACCAAAGCCATACCAAATGTTAGTAAGTTGTTTGACATCTGACATCCATACATCACTGGCATCTGCTAGATGAGTTTGGATTGTATCCACTACCTTTAGCATGTCTATCATCAGAGTGTACTGTTCTGCTGTCATTACTTTCTTTAGCTTTGCTTGTGTTGCTAGGCGTTGCTTCTTCTCTGCTGCTTGGCTCTTTTCCCAAGCTAACTGATGTGGGTTTTTCTTTGGCATTTCCTTGTCTCCTTCTTGATTGCATCACTGCTCTGTGTACTGGTGTTATCTTCACTTGCGTCTAACCTTCTTGCGCTTGCCACC